TTCAGTTCTTCTGCTGGTGAGTCACAGGCAATCAGCGCCGGAACAATTGCTTCTGGTTCAACTGGAAACGGAATTAAGTTGTCTGCATTGTCAAGCGTTCCTGCTGGAACTATTGCAATCAACACTTACGTAACTGTTTCTGCTGGTGTTTACTACAAGGGAACAACTGTTCTAACTAACGGAAACTCACCAACCACATTCGCTTCTGTCTCGGCTCTGCCTTCGACTTCTGCGGACAACGGTTCGGGTAACTCACTTGGTTACGACGGTTACGTATCAACATTGACAAACCCTGCTCTTGCAGGAAACGTTGTTGCACTAAACAGCACTCTTTCACAGAGCGTTCCGGGTAACGACTTCCAGTCAGTGTTCTACAACCTTTACTCATCAGTTATTGCTGACCCTGACATGATTCTCACAACTGCTTCAATCCGTAAGGCATTGGCAGCGAGCATCCAGCAGGAAGGTACACCAACTGGTTACCGTCTTAACTACCAGACAGGTAGCGACGGAGTAACAATCGGTTCAGTAGTCACTGCGATTCAGAACGAATCAACAGGAAAGATGGTTGACGTTGTTGCTCACCCATACATGCCTGCTGGTGTTGCTCTGGTTCACAGCAAGACACTTCCATTCCCAGACTCAGGTGTTTCAGAGACTGTTCAAGTGGTTAACGTTCAGGACATGATTGTCCTTGAGTGGCCACAGATTCAGTTGTCATGGGACATCTCGACCTACCAGTACGGAACACTTGCGTTCCGCGCTCCGGCTTGGTCTGGTGCAATCACCAACATCGTTTCATAACGATTGGTTACAAATCGCTAGTTGAGTAATCGGCTAGCACGGAGAGTGTGGTGCAAGGGTTTGCCTCCCCTGACCCTTGCACCACTTCTCTTTTTAAGGGAGAATAAAAGTATGAGACTTGTAGGTAGCGATAAAGGATTACAACAGGTAGAGGTTGGTAACAAAGTTATCAATCGCTCCAAAGACGGAACCTTCAACGTTTCGGGAGCAGAAGCACAATTACTAAAAAAATCAGGAGACTTCGCTGTGGCTGGTATCACATTTCGTAATGCAAATGGTTATGAATGCCAGTCATGTCATTTCGTTGGCTTGTACCGCGACAAGTGCGGTCGTTGCGGTGGTACTGAATTGATACCAGAAAGTTCAACAGATGAGTAACATCGCCACCGCTTCATGGATACAACAATCGGGGCGCATTGAGCCTTATGTCTCTCTAGACGAGGTTAAGTTTTCCGCCACCGCCTCCGCTATTGACTTTTCTAATCTGGTCGAGAATGGCTCTCAGGCAGTTCAAGACCGCTCGCTCGCAGAACTAATCGTTCGCGCTTCCTCTATGGCTGACCTGTTCACTATGGGTCAATACGGTTCTTTGAACGCAACCATCAACACGGAGAACGGACGCTACCGACCAAATCGCTTGGCTCAGGTAATTATCAATCCGTATTTCACACCAATCCTTGCCGTCACAGACTTCCAAATTGGTTGGGGTCCGGGTCAGGGAATGTACGACATTACGATTAACAACGACACATGCTCAATCGAGCGCGAGCAGTTCATTGTTACTTACGCTTCAAGCATTGGTCTTTCAGTTGGTCCGCTAACAATCGCCGGTGGAAACTGGGCTCCTGACGCAGAACTATTCGCTCAGTGGACATACATCAATGGCTGGTCTAACACCTTCACAACTACGACAACTAACGCCGGCTCTTACACTCTTGAAGTAACTGACTCAACAGGAATCTTCCCCGGCATGAACATGACTATTTGGGATGGAATGAATGACGAGTACGTTCTTGTTGATTCATCATTCGTATTGGGAAACACCACTATTCCACTTACAAACCCAACACGTTTCAAGCACGGCATGGGAGTGAACTTCTCCGCTATGCCAGCAACTATTAAACAAGCAGTAATTCACTTTGTCGTTGGGCTTGTAAAGCAACGCGGTCAAGGTGGAATTGTTCTCAACGAACTCGGAGAGCCAAGCGCAGTAACACCTAAGGCTCAGGCATCCGCAGAGGACATGATGGCTGGTTACGACTTGCTCGACCAGTACCGCATTGTTTGGGCTAGGTCGTAATGTCACGCGCTACGGTGCGAGCAGCGATAACCAAATACCTCGTTGGCGCAGGAGTAACAAACCTTTCAACTGTCAAACCATTTCCTGCAAAGTTCACGCCGGAGATGGAGTTCTACGCAGGAGAAGACCCTGGACACAGTTCAGGTGCAATTCTCTACATCTACTTCGACCGTCAATCTGAAAAACGCATCGCTCTCGGTGGCGCGCACAACGGTAAAAAAGCAGTCGAATACTCCGTAGTTCTTGATTGTTTCCTTCGCTCAACTAAAAAGAAAGCAGAAGACGCCGGACAAGACAATGAAGATTTCTTGGACAGTTTGATTATTGCTATTCGTGCCGACCGTAATGCCGGCGCACCGGGAACTATCTTTCAGTGGGGAGAAGGTATGTTTCCGGGAAGTTCTGACATAGAAGTAACTTCGTACTATCCGCGCCAGTTAAACGGCTCTGCCAGCGCGACACAAATCTACTCCTCTGTTAGAGTTGCAGTCATTGAGATTTTGAACACATAGGAGCATTATGTCAAAGTTCACTTACACCGGCGACCAGAAGCGCGTTTATCCTCACATCACTGTGACCGGCGCAGTTCTTGTTGCAGAAGCAGGAAAGACCTACGACCTAGAGTTCCAGCCATCTGACGGACGTTGGGAGCCAGCAACAACTCCAAAAGCCTCTAAGACCACGCCAGAAGCCGATTCTCAGCCAGCAGTAGAAGAAACAATCCAAACCCTTAACGAGGAAGAATAATGCCTACAAACCAAGCCTTTTTATCCGCCAACAGTTACCTCGGACTTGTTCTTGAAGCAAACCTTGCTGCTGGCGTAACGACACCTACTCGCGGTACTGCTTCTACTGGTTCTTACTCGCCTTACTTCATTCCTGTTACTTCACCACAGGTAACACCAATGCAGACATTCCTGCGCGACGAAGCCTTCCGAGGTTCACCTAACCTTGTATACGACCAAGTTCAGGGTGTGCGTCACGACGAGTACGACTTCAAGTCATACCTCTACGCTGACACCTTTCCAATGCTGCTTCTTTCAGTTCTTGGTGGAAACGACATCGTTACTAACGTAACTGGCTCTGCCTACCAGCACGTAATTGGTCTTTACAACGACCCAACACATGGCTCACAACCATTGTCTTATTCAATTATGGACTATGACGGTGCTAACTACTTCCTAGTTTCAGGCGCACAAGCAGAAAGCCTCAACATCACATTCGGAGCAGAAGCATCAGCAGACGGAACAATCAAGTTCTTCGGAAACCCATACGTCTCATCAACGACTGCACCAGCACCATTCACTTCATTCTCATACGTAGAAGAATCTGGCGAACACCCAATTCCTGCATGGGATACATCAATTTCAATCGGTGGAACAACCTACAACTACATCTCTACCGGTGAGTTGAAGATTGACCGCAAGACCAAGCCAATTTTTACAATGGGCGCACAGGCTCCATACACAAATTTTGCTGGTCCTGTTGAAGTTACTGGAAAATTCACTGCCGTCATCAACAGCACAGCAGACACATTCTCAACGACGGCTGGTGGAAACTTCGCTCTTACTCGTTCACCAGAGCCAATGACAATTACGCTCACTGACCCTAACGACATCACAAGCGGAACTAACCACAGCATCGCTTTGCAGTTGTCAGCAGTTCAGTTTCACGACGTAAAGCGCACACGCGGTAAGGAATACACAGAAGTCGAAGTGTCATTCACTGCTAACGGAAATACTACTGACACACCTAGCGGAACTGGTTACTTGGGTTACTCACCTATCAAGACCACTATCGTTAACGCTCAAACAACTGCTTACCAAACCGGCTATTAATAAACTAAGGGGAGAACATGCCAGCAATAAACCTATCCACAGGCGATTCAGCGATTATTTATTCTCGTAATGAGATTAGTGAGCGCACGAACCGTAACATTTCGCGCGCGTTCATGGGCGCAGGTGCTATCGCTTCTAAACTTCAATCTCTAGGTTTTGACGAATTGAAGCCTGAAACATGGAACAAATGGTCAGAACTAACACCAGAAGAACAAGAAAAAATAAATGATTACCAAGCAGAACTAATTGTTGGTTTTCTTAAGTCTTGGTCACGTGGAGATTTGCCAACAAAAGATTCCTGCCTTGACCTTCCTTCAACATTGTTTCAAGAACTAGCAAGCGAATGCTCAAAGGAATTCAGTAACGCTCCTGACTTCTCGCCGGATGGTGTTACAGACCCAAAAGCGCCTATCGCAGAATAAACCGCCTTCGCTCTGCTCTTGAAGGTAAAGACGCAGATGTAGATGAAGAAGTTGCTTCATACTTTAGGGAATACCGATTTCGTTCCGCATTTGCCTGTTCTCACGAAGAGTATTTAAGTCAGCCAAGCGAAGTAGTTGATTGGTTGCTTACAATAGATGGAATAGTCAAGGAGATTCAGAATGGATAATTTTTCAATGCACGTTAGCGGTGTTGACAGCGTTGTTCGTTATCTTGAAAATCAAACTGCAAAACTCGACATGGCTGCTCGTAACATCGTGCAAAAAGGCGGATTGATTATTGCCAATCACGCCAAAGATGAATTCAGAGGTGACTTCGGTACGCCTGATGAAAACTACCCGAACCCGACTAACAGAACACATAACCTTCGCAACTCAATCAAAGTTGTTGATGTCAAAAGGGAATCGTTGGGAACTTGGTCAAGCAAAACTGGTCCAACGAAGATTTATGGTCGTCGTGTAGAACTGGGTTATCCGGGAGGAGAAGGTCGCGGTCACGCGCGTACGCGAGCGTTCCCATACATGGGTCCGGGATTTGAAAAAAGCAGGGGAGAACTTAAAGAACTCTATTCTTATGAATGGCGAAAGGCACTTTCCTAATGGCTGATACATTAATGCCGCCAGTAATCGTTGAGATTATGGCTTCAATCAAAGACTTCACTGCAAAGAAAAACGAAACTATTGCAGGAATGAAGGAAATTCAGGCTGCCGGTGATACGACCGGTGCGAAACTTAGCGCAATCGGTTCAAAAATAAGCAACTTCGCTTTGATGGGTTCTGTTGGTATTGCTGCGTACGCAACAAAACTTGCTATGTCTTACCAAGAAGCACTTGACAAAGTAGCGCGAACAACGAATTTAACTAAACAACAAATTGAAGATTTAAGTCCAACAATTCTTAAAGTATCTACCGCTACTGCTACTTCGGCAACGGAAATTGCTGCTGCGTATGCGCAGGCTGTTAAAGGTGGGTTATCACTAAAAGACGCTAACGCTGCTGTAACTGCTTCAGCGCAATTCGCTAAGGCTGAAAGCGGAAGCCTCACAGACACGCTCAACGCTGCTCTCGTTGTTCAACGTTTGCACATTCAAGGAACGAAATCTGTTGCCCAAACAATGGACATTTTTACTAACGCAGTTAAAGATTCAAAACTAACTGCCAATGACCTCAACGCTGCTATGAGTGGTAAAACACTTTCTGTATTCGGCGCGTACGGAATGAACATTCAAGAAATTACAACGTTGTTTGCCGGTCTTGCTAATCAAAACATTTACGGCACACAAGCAATGCGCACTATGAACACGGCTCTTGCTGGTCTTGAAAAGTCAATGACAAGTTCCACTGGAAAAGCAACTGCTATGAACATCGCTTTGAGGAACATGGGAATTAATCAAGCAAGTCTTGCTTCTGAAGTTAACAAACCCGGAGGATTCTTGTTGATTCTCCAACAGTTGAATGACGGATTTAACAAGTACGCAACAGGAGCGCAAAAGGCTTTGGGAATTACTGCTTGGCTTAACAGTGTGTTCGGCAAAACAGTTGGACCAACTCTTGCAAACTTCATGCCTCAATTGCCAACAATGTTGAAGATGTATGCTGACGCGAACAATCCTGGCTCTACGCTCACTCAATTCAACGAATGGTTAAAGTCTCCATCAGGTTCATGGCAAAACTTCCTCACTTCTTTGCAAAACGCTTTGATTCCGATAGGTAACGTAATCCTTCCCAAGATGACGAGTGTCCTACAAGGAATAACAAAGGTTCTCAGCAACCCGACTGCCGTTAGTTGGGGAATGGCTGCTGGTGGAGCAATCCTTGCTGGTATTTTAACAAGCAAATTAATCAATGTTGGTGAAAGCATTGCTGCTGCTTTTGGACTGGCAATTGAAGGTGGATTAGGAGCGACCATTGGTGCTGCTATTGCTGCTGGATTACTTGGCGGTATTACTCTCGCTCATTACTTCTCTCCCGGAGGCGCAACGGTTCAAAACGCCAAAGACGAATTCGCTCATAATAAACTAAAAGGCGCTTGGGACATTTTTGCTACGACTATGGACGTATTCAAGAATGCCGCTAACGCAATCATCACACACTTGCCGGGTCACCCAGGAATACCAGACATTCCTCAATTCCAGTACAAGCCAGGTGGCGGAACAGTAGTTGTAAAGATAACAAAATAATGAGTAAAAACTTTGATTCAGGAAACATAAATAATGTTGAAATTCACATTGACGCTGATGCTATCGGTCACTATTTAGCAACCAACCCTGACTTTGTTGATGCAATAGCAGCACAAGTTAGAACGGCAATGCTAAAAGACGTTCGTAAAATGGGTAACCTATTTAAAACTTGGGGAGGATTAGGAGTGACAAATCAAACACTTCCACCTCCTACAACTTTGAACACCAATCAAAGGAATAGATTATCTTGACAATTGCTACATTACCTACACTTAAAGTTTACGTAGCCTTCAATACGTTGGCAGGTAGCCACACACTTAACACCGCTAATCAAGTTCCGTTTAGTGACACTTCTTACTGGACTGATGTAACTGCTTATGTTCAAGATTTCCAAACAATTGCAGGAAAACAACATTTCATTGACAGAGTTGAATCAACTGGGCTTACTTTAAACTTCAACAACAGAACTGGTTATTTCACTGGCAATCCTTATGTTCTTAATGTGCGTATGCCTATTGGCGTAACCGCGACTTGGAATGGAACTACCTATCCTAT